GTTGCAGATACCACAGGAACACCAGTCTCGACGGCGAGGCCACGCAGTTCTTCAGCAATAGACTTAATGTAAGTGTAAGAATTTACCGAAGATCCCATCTTCATGCGTGATGAAGCACAGATATTCAGATAGTCGATAAAGATAATTTCTGGTGAAAAATTCTTTTTCAACTTCAATTCTTGTAATAATGCTCTGAAGTGACCAGCATGGGCCGAGGCAGTAGGATATTCTTTAATGATTAATTTACCATGAGTCTTAGACTTCAATGCCGAAAACTTCCGTGCATAATCTTCACGAGGAATAACATGCAATTCATCCATAGTCACATTCAGTAAGTTAGCATCAATGCGTTCCGCAATCTTTTCTTCTGCCATTTCCATGGTGATATACAGTACATTATGTCCTTGACTAATACAAGATGCGGCAACGTGACACATGAACAGTGACTTACCAACACCAGTACCAGCAAGAGCGATGTTCAATGTCTTATTAGGGAAACCACCCTTAGTAATTTTATTGAACAGGTCGAGGTCAGTCTTAATACGTTTTTCTGTACGGTGGTAGAACTCATAACGTGATTCATAATCTTGTGTATAGTCATGACCAACATTCTGGTCAAACGAAACACCAAGTGCATCACTCAACAGTTGTGGAATCTCACCCTTGGCACGTTTACCAGTTTTATCATCAAGAATAGAAACCGAATCCATGATAGCATTGTATATGGCCTTATCTTGACAAAACTTCTCAGTCTGTTCTACTAGCCAATCAGTCTGTGTCGGTTCGGCCTTCTTATCATCAAGGTCTTTCAGTAACTTAATCGCACCTTGAACCTGTTCTTCAGTCAGATTCTTTTTCTCGGTGAAATTAATCACCAATGCCTCATGCGTAGGCATTGCCTTGTATTCATTTACGAAGTCGTGGACTTCTCTGAATACAATCTTTTCTACTTGGTCTGAAAAATAATCCGGTTGTAGAAAAGGAACAACCTTGCGGGTGTATTCCTCATTGTAAATCAGATTCTTCAGTATTGTTTGTTCTAATCGATTCATTTTCAATGATTATCTCTGTTAAAATGTCTCCCATAATAGTAACAAAATCTTCGTTACCTGTCAAGGAGTCAATTGTATGTTTGCCAGATGCAAGTACGTTGTAATCAAAACTCAACTGCGGTAAGTATGAGTCCTGATTCAACTTAACTAAGCCGTAGGAGAAAACCACACCGGCATAATCGCCGGATGTGATTTCTACCCACGTTGCATCATCCCAATGAGATTGTTGAAAACGATACTCAATTTTCTTCGGTTTCTTCCAGAACTTTATCTTCTTCCAGAAGGCTACCATAGGAAACAGCAAATGTTTTCTTAACATATTCTCTAAACTCTTCACTTTGTAAAATTGGATCCCAGAACTCAGCACACAGCGTATCAGCCATACGTTTCTTATCGCCGATTTCACCAGTGTCGCGGTCAACCTTTGCATACCAACCATTACTTGGTTTGGTGACGAATCCACCATCAAGGGCAAGGTCCATAAGACCAGAGTATTTCTGAATGCCACCTTCAAAGGTCACCAAGAATGGGAACTTAGATTTCTCACGCACAAATCGAGACTTTTCAATGTTAATGGTAAAGTTCCAACCTACCAGGTCAGTACCATCCTTCTCTTGTGCTTTACCAATAATGAATACTTGGTTTGCCGAGTACATACCGCCTGTACCACCAGACATAACTGCCTTTGAGTACATTTCCATTGTTTGATATGTGTGATTAACTGCAATACAAGGAATATCTTTTGTGGTAAGATGAGGTGTGACAATACGCCACAGAGATTTCATTACACGGGCTCTCGACATATCAGCAACAGACTTTTCTTCGAGTGCATCTTCAACTTCTTTCTTTGAAGCCAGATTGCCAACAGAGTCAATGAAAATGATTACCTTATCACCACGTTCGATTGCTTCAAGTCGTTTTGAAATGTCAAACTTCAATTGTTCAAGGTGTTCGATGGGAATATGCAGAACACGGTCAGTATCAATACCGTTAGTCTTAATGTAATCCGGTGTAATACCAAATTCAGAATCATAGAACAAACATACCGCATCAGGGTATTTGTTCATGTATGCCTTGACTAGAACTAAACCAAGTAGAGATTTAAAGTGTTTTGATGGACCGGCCAGAAAGGTAAGACCAGACACAAGACCACCATTTACTTCACCTGATAATGCCATGTTGATAATAGGCACTTCAGTTTGTACACCTTCTTTTTTATTAAAGAAGTTCGATTCACTTAGTAGTTCCGCAGATTTAATGGAACCAACTTTCTTCATTTTGTCCAATATACTCATTTTGTTTCCTTTGTGTTGATTGTTTTAAAGTGGGGGACTACCCCACAGTTTTATTTATGGATTGTTTGGTGACTTTGTAACGTCAAACACGAATGTTATCCGGGTCTCATCACCAATATTTACCGACTCATGCATTTTCTTGTTATCGAACCAGAAGAAAGTACCAGGTTCAATGATTGCTTCCTGACCGTCAACGGTGTATTTGTATATACCTTGAATCGATAGGTGATATCTGTCTTTGTTTAGATAGTAGGAACCAATATCAATGTGTGGTAACACTTCTTCACCAACAGGCAAGGCCAAGAAACCACACCGACCTAGTGACCTGAACTTGGTTTTAATCCAATCAATAATCGCGGTGTGTCTTTCAAACGCAGGTGTGATAATACAAACTTCAGTATTACGTGAGTCTTCACCTTCTTTTGTAATACCACCCATGACCAATTGCAACACATCGACACCAACTCTATGTTGTACATGTTCACCATGTTCTACATCTGCATATTCAACACCAGTCATTTCTTTCTGTTGTTGCCTTAGAACTTCGGATGCACGTTCATCAATAGAGTTTAGGTCAGCATGTTGCATTTCACCGGTATGTTCCAACTTACATTGGCTATTCCAGTCATCTTTATGTTGTTCAAGTTGTGCCTTGATTGCAGACACATCAATTCCAGTTTCAATAATGCGAATATTACTCATGAGAAGAATCCATCAAGTGTACTGACCTTTTCATAATTCCAACCAATACAATTCAAAATTGTTTTTACTGGTTCGAGGTATGATTTATCAAATTGCATATCATAATCAACAAAGTCGTGCAGGCCAAATTCTTCAGGCAAACGACCAGGGTATGAAATCACAGTATCTTTAAATGGGTTTGGTTGTTTCAGATAGGTGAATTTCAACTTCTCACCTTCTTGAATCAACGGATACTTCTTATCGAGACCTCTCTGTTTCAGATAGTAGTTATAAAGAATTGCACCCTTGACATGAATTGGTGTGCCTTTCTTATACAACATTACTGAATCAGCATACTCTTTAAGACCGTTCAGACCACGTGGGAATGAAATCTCTTCTGGTGGTAGTTTCTTAAACTCTGCACGGAAATCAGCGATGAAGTCCTGAACTTCTGATTCTGTACCACGAATCATCATCAGAATAGTTTGTTTCATCTTCTCACGAATTGCCGATGGAGTCGAAGACTTGACCATTTCTAGGCCCATCACTTTTAACTGAGGTTCAGCATACTGAACACCTTCATTGTTATACACGTTTAGAATATAACGTTTCTTCGCAGTCCAGATACCTTTGTCAGATAGGCCTTCACGTTTCATCTGCATCTTCTGAGCAAACGCATGAACATAAACGGCAAGTTCGTTATAAGACTTATCGATAAACGGTTGAATTTTCTCTTCACAGATTTTATCCATGACAGAGATTACTTTTTGTTTATCAGATTGGTCAGCAACAAACTTGTTTACCATCTCACCCATACGCAGGTAGATAGAATCAGTGTCAGAAGCAATAACATAATCAACATTGGTCTTCAACAGGTTATTCATCCAACCATTCAACTTACCTTCGATCCAACGAATCGACAGTTGACCAGCAGTTGTAACGGCAAGAGCTTGACGCAGGTCATAGAAACGGAAGTATTGAGAGCCCATTGCACCATAAGCAGAGTTCAACGAAACCTTCTTCGCAAGTTGCAGGTTATCATAACGAGCAATCTTCTTCTTCAACTCATAACGTTTAGATTCGTCTTTTTCATTTTCAAACTCTTGCTTGGCAGCAAGCATCATCTTCTTAAACTTCTTACGACTTTCATACTGGTCTTCCAACATCTTTGGTAGAAAACCTTGTTTGTCGGTACGGAAGAATTGTCCGTTTGGTGTCATAGTAACCCCAGTCAAACGAGACAAGTCAATTTGTTTGGTTAGAAGTCTGTCAACAGAAACACCTTGTGAAATCACTTCACGCATTTCTGGTGTATAGTCTTCTGGCTCAACCAGCATCTCAGGGGATACGTTGTATTGCATCATGAGGTGGGGATAAAGACTATTCAAATCGAATGAAGCGACCCAATCGTGCAATCCAACCTGTGGTTCTTTAACGTAAGCACCTTCGAATCGGTCATCTTTACGACTAATCTCACGCGGTGGTACAATGATATTCTTTTCAAGAAGGTCATTGTAAATCAGAGCATCCCACATGCGAGTCTGAGCAAACACATCTTCAAAGTTGGTTTTGGTGTCGTATGCCAGAGTTAGTCCAAGTTCAATCAACTTCAACTTGTCTTCAAGTTTGATGATAAGGTCAACGTCCTTGATGTTATAGTCAATAAACTTTTGATAATCTTTGACATACAAATCATGCAGACTATCAAACTCATCATATGAAAGCTTACGTTCACCAAGTTCAACTGCAGCAATGTTATCAAGACGATAAGATTCTTGTGACTTGCCGCCAGGTGCATACCAACGGTACAGTTCGATGTAATCGTAAGTCGATACACCCAACATCTCATAAGCAATGTTCTCTTTACCCATTGCCATAACCTTGCGTTGATTAATCATGCGCCAAGGTGATAGGTCTTTGGTAACATCTTCACCAAGAATACGATTAAATCGATTGTAAATATACGGTATATCGAAGAACTTAATGTTCCATCCAGTCAGAACGTCAGGACAGTTATCTTTCCAGTCTTCAAGGAAACGTTTACAGAGTGTGTGTTCATCCTTACATCTGATATATTGTACCGAGTCATCTTGGTTATCATAATCACCACAACCATAGACTTTGGTTTCGCCACCGAAGTAACGAATACAAATCGCAGTAATAGGATGTTGTGCGATGTATGGGTCAGGGAAACCTTCAGCAGAATAGGTTTCGATATCAATTGCAGCAATAGAGATATGGTCTTGGTCCCACTCTACCATACCCTTTTGATTATCGGCAATGAAGGCATATTCATAACGTGTGTTACCATAGATTTTAAAATTACCTACGTCAGAATATTGTTTAACGAAATCACGAGCCTCACGAATGCCCTCAAATTTCATAGGCTCAAGAAAGTCACCATGCAAGGTTTTAAATTGTGTGGGTTTCTGTGCCGGCAAATACAAAGTCGGATTGTACGCAATTTTCATACGCACCCTCCGACCGTTTTTAACACCTCGATATAAGATGTTGTTGCCTACACTCAAAACATTAGTGTAGAATTCAGTCATGAATTAATTATACTCGTGGAAGTTCATTTGCTGAGGCAATTTGGATGCCACTACCAAAAACGGTGTTGTATTGATTACGCAATTCAACAACAGGAGTATTAATAGTCAGTACATCAAACAGTTCAATCTCAACACCAGATTTCCATTCTTCAGTAAATTCCAAGAAAGGTGCGAATGCAATACCACCTTGTGGATTTTGTTGAGAAGGTGGAACAGAAACTACCTGTACTGGTTGCTCAATTGAAATTGTACACTCATTCTCAGTAACACCACCGAGAAGTGTGTGGTTAGTTTTAAGTGTTACTAGCTTTAGTTCGCTCATACTGCAACCTCATAATTAGAGTCGAGTACCTCTAGAGTCACCCAACGTTTTGGAAACAACATCTCACGACCACGAAAATCGTTCATGTTATAATTAGGGTCTTCTACAAGACCAACAAGTTCAACCATATTGTCGAACTCACGCAGAAACAAATCATACTTAACTGCCTTAGGTAGACGGAGAGTTTCAGCGATTTGTTTAGCGAGTTTGTAAGTGTTCATTTAGTCACCTTTATTAACAAAGAAATAGTATTCTAACATAAGAAATGTTAGATTGCAAGCTTTATGTTAGTTATTTACCGACAAATTTACTAAGTTCTGGAGGTTTCCAACCTTCAGGTTTTAGAACTTTTCCGTCAGCCCGTTTAATTACTTTACCGGTTCGAGTATCAATCTTGGCAAGATTCGAATCTGCAACCTCATCCCAAGCTTCTTTAACTTTAAAACCCTTCATGTGACAGAAACCAAGAATAACCCAAATCATATCCATACAAGCATCAAGTTGTTCCACAACATCAGACTGTTCACGAGCCTCTTTAAATTCTAGAAACTCCTCTTCAATCAGACGTTCATACAGTGTTGCATTTTCCTCAGACGGTAGTTGGTCACATGCATCAACGAAACGTTTAACATCAACAGACATATCACTCATTACTTTTTCTTCCTTGTTTTCTTGACCTTTTCTTCAGTCACTTTAACGATATCATTTTTGATACCACTCGTTGCCGCGACAACTTCTTTAACCAGAGCACTCCAATCCCAAACCAATTTGACTGTACCATCTTTATTGGTTGTTACTGAGAGGTGGTTTCCTTTGGTAGCTCTTGACATACCTCAACTCCACATTTGATTAAAATTTTATTTTTCTTCCAATAACAAATCCTTCTGGAAGTTCTGAACCTTCTTCTATTAACACACTTTTCTTTAATTGTTCATTGTGAATCCATATTTTTCTTTTCCTTTGAATTTGGCCAGTCTTAACCTTTTTCCAATAATCCTTTGAAATTTCTTTCAAATGTCCAGATTCAGAATTTATTCTTCCCTGAATCTTTCCTCCAAGTTTACAAGATTCCAATCTCAATTCTGTATTTCCAAAAGAACCTTTCTTCAAAGATATTGTTTTTAGTCCACCTTTTTTGCCAGCAGAAACGCAATCCGACATTTTCTGTATATTCTTCATGTGGCCAGATTCGGAATTTATTTTTCCTTGTTTTTTGCCTCCAAGTGAACAACAAATTTTCATTGCTTCATCTGTCTGTCCGGTAAGAAGATAGTATGCACCCAAATCTTCTTTTTTACCGAATTTCTCATATAATATTTTGTGTGCGTGAGCATGTTCTTCTCTAGTCAATTCTATTAGATTGGAATCATCATCAGTGCCACCCATATGTTTAGGAATTATGTGATGTTTATGTTTCATAAAGTTATCGCCTCCGCATGAATAACTTTATTTATATCTTTATAACTTCAACTCCTGCTTTCCTTAAAAAATTTATTCCTTTGTTGCATTTATATTCGGTTTTATAATAAACCGTTTGTATTCCAGCAACAAAAATTCCTTTCGCACACTGTAAACATGGAGAGTGCGTTATAAACATTGTTGAACCTTGTCCACTCTCATTGGTTTTTGCCAGTTTACCCAAACAATTCATTTCTGCATGAATAACTTCTTCTTTTGTTGTTAGTACACCTGTATGTATGAACTCAAAGTCGTCTCCTGGTGCTAGTTGGCGGTTAATTACCTCTTCAATCTCACATTCGTTTGTCCAACCAGAAGGCATTCCATTGTAACCAATCGAAATGATTCTATCATCTTTAACGATGATTGCACCAACTTGCAAACGTTTCGCAGAACTTAACTGAGCAAAACGTTGTGCAACATTCATATAAGCATCAACGAACTTCTGTTTCATATTCACTCAATAGTTTCATGTTAACTTTATTGCCGGATTCAATCGCTTCTTTGACTTGTTTTTCAAAAGAACTGAAAATATCAGACATGTAGCCACTCATTCCGTAACCATTTTTATAACAGATATACAAAGAACCACTATGATTTTCAAACTCATAACGGTCTTCAAACTCACGTTGATTAGTTACACCACTTGAAAGTTTCCACGAATCACCACTGGCATAACCACCATACCAGCCAGCGAATACTTTTTTGATAACATCACCATCATGGTCAAACTCAAGAACTACCCAACGAGCAGGTGTGTACTTACTCATAATCAAACCTCCACATACTTCAATTTGAATTCACGAGCACGAGACTCATGACCAATATAACCACGTGGGTTACAAACGACACGACACTCACCAATCTGATAATCAAATGGGTTGTGTACATGGCCATGCACCCATAGTTTGATACATGGACGGTCCAACATTAATTCACTCAGGTCACTATAGTATGCACCATTCATTACAGAATCATGTTTGTACATATCATGAATCGATAGAAAACTTGGTGCGTGGTGACCAACGACTACAAACTTTTCATTCTCTTTATCAGTTGTACAAACACGGATGTAATCAACCATCTTCTTATGTTCTTCAACAGAATCTTCAGGGCTAAATCTTGCGACTTCTTCCTTCATCTTCATGCCAATGGTGATATAGTTACCATTAGAATCTAATTCATACTTACGTTCACCAGTTTCATCTTCTTTGTAAAGTGGAACTTTGCGATACGAATAACGATTGGAGTTTTTGATGATTTGGAAATCGTTCATCATAGACCTAGTGTGATACAAGGTCAGAGAATCTTCCTTGTTCATATCAGTCCATAGGGTGCCACCAATAAACGTAACATCACCCAACTTGAAACACTCCCTATCGAGAATGTGCAAGTTGTCAAGATGCAACAGTTTATATTTTAGTAAGGTGTAAGTCTTAGCAATATCACCGTTGTAACTTTCGTGGTTACCAGCAATATAAACTACATGAGGGAATTCATCACAGACTTTCCGAAAGAAGTCATGGAATCGATTACTGCGGGTGCCTTCCATGATACCGTGAGGGTCATGGTCTTTAAGGTCAGACGCAACGAGAATATCACCTGCAAGCACAAGAACATCGGCACCTTCCTCATTTTTGAGGTCGATATCTCCGAATTCCAGATGCAGGTCGGAACACACAGCTATTTTCATTTTTCACCTAACAAATATTTGTTACTGATGGCCTTAAATGTCATGCCACCATTCATATCTTTAAACACAATACCTTCACGTTCTGTGTCAGCAAGAACAGACTTACCTTCTGACCACAGAAGCAACTCTTCAATTGTTCCGACACCAAGATCCTTATCGTCTGCGAGAACAGGAACGTGGGTTAGTCCCATTCTATTAACGAGAGCACGACGAAAAATAGGTTTCAAATATTCACCACCATCAATATCATAGATATCGAACGCATGAAACTGAGGATTACTTAGTTTGTAAATATTGCCTTGAATACCTGGTCCAATTAATTCACCTTGAATTGCGACATTGTTATTTTCACCGAACACATCACGCATCTTTGCTTCGATATCGTCTTCAATAGCAACCTTCCAGAAACTATTATTCTCATCGCGAACTAAGTCCATATTACGAGAACATACTCCGAACTCACCATCAATTAGGTAACACGTCATGCTACTACCTTCGAGTTTCTCAGTCACTTCGAATAGTTGCCCAGCAGCAGATGCTTGTTCAACTTCTTTCTTTAGATTCTGTACTCGCTCTTGGTCGGTCTTAGGAATCAAAGTAGGGAAGTTGCCACGACAGATACCAGCAAGTTGAGCATTGATTGGCTTCTCCCACTTTAGGATACCAAGTTGTTCAGTGACATCTTCACCATCAACTAGACCGAATGGGATCTCAATAACATCCAAAGGCATCAACAAACCTTGACTCAACTGACCACGCAACTTGATTGTTCGTAGACGTTCGCCCTTGACACCTTCAAACTCGCGTGGTTCTTTACCTTTAGAAAGGAATGGTGCAAGTTCGTGTGGAATCCAAGAGTCAATCTCAAAGTACACAGCAAGGTCACCTACGTTATAGAGACCTTTTTGAGCAACAACTTTCCAACCACCAACGACTGCACACTCAATGGCGTCAGCACCTTCAATTGGATTCAGTTCATCAATTCTACGGATAGTAGCAAGTTTACGCATAATAAAGTACCAATAAGTTCATTCACAATACACATATTATAACACGAAGAAGGCATGGATGCGGCAAACATCCATGCCATTGATTTTATTCAGTTAATAGTTGCGGTTTACTTGCAACCTTACCGATTTCAATCTTTCTAGACTTCTTTTCTTCTGGAATAATATTCTCAAGATAAATCTTTAGAATACCGTTTTCCATTTCTGCACCATTCACAATAACCGAATCGGCAAGTGGAATAGATTTATGAAAAGAACGATTTGCGATACCACGATAAAGGTAATCTAAACCAGTCTTTTCTTCTTTCGAACCACGAATATGCAGTTTACCATTGTCGATTTGAATATCAATTTCATCTTGACTAAAACCAGCAACAGCCATCTCGACAATATATTGATTGTCATCAGACTTTAGGATGTTGTGGTGTGGATAGGTGACCTTTTCCGTAATTGTATTTTCGAATGCTTCAAATATACGGTCAAAGCCAATTGTTACTGGAATCAAATTACTAAAACGTGTCAGAGTCATATAATCTCCTTGTTAAGCGAGTTAAAGAATACTACCCATAAGGCGTAGTAATGCTGGTTACTTTATCCAGCGCACACTAACGAGGTGCAGTGAAATTTCTCGGACGCCTATAACCGTGACGACTAACGTGCCCTAAGGTGGGTTCAAATTACAGAGAAGGCTTCCAAATTAACAAGATACTCTCTCTGTGGATTTTCTTCCGAATATACACGAACGAAAATCATGTCTCTACTTGTGACAGTTTCGGTCAGATTTCTACAATAGACAATCTGGCCAGTATATCGGTTTTGTAATTTTGTATGTTTCATGATATATCACCATATCAATATTCGATACGTTTCTTTCCAATGTTGTATTTACTTATTAAATCCCAATCGTCTTTCTCACGATAGGAAATAATTTTAATTTGATGAATAGGTGCAATATTATCTTCCATGATTCTTGGGTTAAGAATCGTGACAAGTTCCCATTCTTCTAAAAGTTTAGCGATTGCGTTACGTCTTTGTACATCATTCTCAGATAGATTAGAAGGTTTACCATCCAATGCGAAGAGCTCTTTGAAATGCAATATCGCATAACGTCCCTGTTTGTGTAATATGTGACAGGACTGGTACAACACCTTTTCCTTACGAGAAGAAACGCCAATTCGAGTTAGGGTCTCACGGACTTTGAGAAAATCATCCTCATTTGGGAGTTCAATTTCGATACCAACTCCACGAAAAATGTTATCATTCATTTTTTACATAACCTCTATTATAATTATTATAGTCTCTTTTCTGTAAATTCTCTTCCCAAGGAATGAATTGTAGATTGGTTATTGAAGACGCCTGTTCAACACTCTTTCCTTTGATGAAACATTCATGTAGACCTTCTATGTGGTCCAACTGATAACCACCGGGAACTCCACACAATGTTCTGGGATATTCATTAGGATTTAGTGTATTTTTATTCTCAACGTATGTTTTTTCAGTTAACCAACGAGCTCGTCTTTTGTATTTTTCATAATCAGATGTTTTTTCACTCCGTTTGATATCAAACTTTTTCATCCAATCATACAAAGAAGACCTTTTGATATTTAGTTGTTCACAAATCTCATTAATAGAATAACCATCATCAATTAAAGATTGAATGTCATTAGGATCAAACTGATACTTTCTGTTGTTGCCACCACCTTTCGGTCGCAATTTCAATTTAAACTGTTTAATCCATTTGTTAATTCGTTTTTTGTTACAACCATAATAAACAGCCAGCTCTTTTTGAGACTTTGTTAAATATAACTTTTCAAATTCAGAAGCATCAGGTAACTGATTGTAACCTATTTTATTAGTCATTGAGAAATCCTAATTGATGCTTTTATTTATAAAAAATTATATTTCAAATAACTATTTTTTGGTAGTACCTCCAACGTCCGTAAGATTACGTATTTTTTCGATATCCTCTGATTTTAAAATCCTCAAAGCCTCTCTAGCTTTAGAGTCGGACAATTTGAAATATGTTTTCACACATTGCATATTGTCATCAGTTTGAATCTTTGTCCATTTAGTAAAAGGTCGTTTTTTACTTCGTACAACACACAGTAAGTAATCGAACTGCAACTTTTTATCAAGGAAATGTCTGCGGTTCATCTCATTTGCAAACATAATACAGTCATTATGGTAAGAAAGACTGCGATTGGCCAAGAACGGAACATATTCATCTTCAGTTGCATCATCCGTAATAAGTTC